TTGTATATTTGCAGCCAAAAAGAGACAAATATGACAAAGGTTATACACGTGCAATTATTGCAGGGACGAAAGAATTATTATTTTGGCTCAATTCCTGCTATATACAGCGTTCTAACAGCTGAAGAAATAGGTATAAAGCAAGTGTCTTTAGAGCGCATTGGGCTAAGTAAGGGTGGTGTAGTATTGAATAAGAAGGCTCATATTAGTGCTGGTGAACTTATACGCTCTAAAACTACAAAAAAAGAAAAAGGTTAGGCAGCTAAAACGCTGATTGAACGATAGTTGAACGGCTTTCAATACGTTTTTGAACGGTTGGAAGCCGTTTTTGCGTTTTATGGGGGCGTAAAAGGTATGTTTTTGGGGTGAAAATTGTCTTTGGGTGGACATTAGGGTGGACGATTGGGTGGACGTGATAAAACGAAATGTGTAACGAGGGTGGACATTAGGGTGGACACTTTTTATATAGTTTTGACCATATTCACCCCCCTAATAAAGACGAAACAAAGCGGATTAGCCCTATTTTTTATCATTTACCCCCCCCCATTTATTCCACATAAGGAGGGGTGTAATACAATGAAGTGGAATAAAAAACTTCGTGAAATGCCCTGTTTATCGGGTTTTTGCTTATATTTGTGGTGTAAAATTATTAAAAAGTGTGCGCGTGGCGGTCGTGGTATCGCTTTTTGCGCACGAAAATGGAAAAGATATGGAATATAGAGGTCTCAGTGAGTATGTTGAAAGACAGGTTACACTTATGGGTGCAGAAAGTACATTACATAGGTTTGAATCTATGCTTGACTACGCAGAAAGGAGTATGCAAGAGCATCCGCATGAGAAATGCGCAGACGCCCTTGATGATTGGTTACGTATAATTAAAGTGTTTATTTCTGATTGCAAAAGCGAATTCAAATAGAATTGTTATTCATAGCCATCATCTATAAACGTAACGTTCCTGATACTACTTGATAATTCAGAAACGAGCCCTATGTGGAGTCGCTTGATGTATTTTGCCATTTGGTTATATGGAACGGTAAAGTGCTTGACATGAATTTCAGCCTTACCTGTGCCCTGCAACCTACTGGCTATTGCATCATGTCCAGTTTCCAAATCTTCACTTTTTATCACATATGCCATTGCATGAAGATCTCGTCCTCCAAGAGGTTCGAAATCATAACATTCCAAACCAACTAAGAACCAGTTTTCCAAATCTACACCATTGTCAGCACACAATTTCCATAAGTCGCTAAAATTATGACCATCAATGGCGACTATACCTTTCATATCTGTATACTGAGTAGAAATTCTCTCGTTGAGAAAATCTAAATTGAAATCTTTCATTGTTAATAGAGTTTAGTTAATAATTATATAGTTTATTTTTTCTTACTCGAGATTTACGTGCCCTATAACGAGTGCGATACCAGTTATTTCTTCCTTGGGTATATCGAAAGGAGGATATTGGGTATTCTCGCTTACTGCAGAGAGCGAGTTTGTTGTAGTACCTGGCATTAGCCGTTTGATAAGTAGTCCTTGCTCACGTGTTGCAATGACATGTGGTCGATTCCACTGTATGAAACCTGAGTTATGTATGATAGTACAGCCAACGATATCACCTGCATTGTATTTAGGTTGCATAGAGTCGCCTGTTACTTCGATCATAAAATCGACATGCTGTCTTTTCCATTTGGGAATGACATAATATTCTTTTACGTCGCTCTTAGCTATAACAAAGTCTGCAATCCCGAAACCAGCAGCAACCTTTGGCGTTACTAAAGGGATCAACTCTTGTGTGGAGTGTAGTGGGTCAAGGCATCGGAATGCCTCAGGAAGTCTATCTTTTGCTGTTGGCGTGCTCGGTTGCGTTGTTACTTGTGGCTCTTGTATTGTGGGCTTGAGCATGGGACCCTTGCCTGTGAGGAGCCAATCTGCGGAAATATTCGCATTTGCGCATATTTTAGAAATTACATCAAAGGAAGGCTTGCCTTGTCTTGCACCTACAACATTGGCAATTACCGTAGGCGTTACTCCGATAGCCTTTGCGAAGGCACTTTGATTGCCTTTGTAAACGGAATTGATTATAGCTTCAAAGCGTTTGTTTATGTCCATTTTTTTAATCGTTTTTGCGCCATTACGTAAAATAAATGCAAAATAATTTGGATTATTCGTAAATGCGTATTATCTTTGCAGCGTGTTAAGTTTTTAACAGCGCGCCAAAAATACGAAAAAAAGGCGAGATTAGCAAATGTAGAACAAATTAAAATAGCGGATTATGGCAACAAAAAAGTTTCAGACGTTTACACGCCCACTTGGAAGTTTGGATGATGCAGAGGGCAAAATCGTTTTAAGAGATTTTGACGTAGAAGCGTTGAGGAAATCAATGAAAGACATCATCAGGCACGCTAAAAAAGCTCTGAAAGAAATGGATACAGAGATTCCCTCAACGATAAAGGTATGTATTTGCTATGAGTGCATATCGGATGCGTTAGAGGACTTCGAAAGTTCTTTCTTCAGACATAACTTCAGCCCTGTAGAATGACACTTTGACAGGGAAGTTTGGATATTGATAGTCAGACATGATATAATCCAATGCTTGCCTGAACAGCAGTATGTCACTAACATAAGCCGTGTGATTGATTTTCAGTTCTCTTTTGAGCACGTCTCCTTTCCGTGCAGATTTTGACTCAGAAGTACTGAACTGTCCCAGATATGGAGTATTGAAAGCTCTTATCAGATATTTAAATCGGTTATAGGTATCAATGCACAAGCGATGATCAAGTGCCTCGACAATGATAGAATAGTGTGCCTCGTAGCGGATATTATGTTCTAATTGCATAGTGTGAAAGTTTTAACAGGCCGTAAAGTTTGTGAATATAATCAAGAATATTGCTGTCCGGTAAAACTTAAATAACATATAAATCCTTGCGGAATTGCCTTTATATAGGTAATTCCGCATTCTTTTTTGAAATCCAAGCCCCCTAATCAAATAAATCAAGTTCTTTTGGTGGTGCATTTGCCTTTTCTGCCATTATGATGAGTTCATCATTCTGTGGATTTTCCATAAATGAGATGAAATCAGTGTAATACATCAGTGTGAGCCTCAGCATGGTTACCAGCTGCGAGAAGGATACGTGTCTTTTTATCATTCTGGAAATAACGGTACAGAGCAGATTGGCAATGAGTACCACCCATGTCTGTATCTGTATGGCATTTACACTGTCACCATAGAAGAAATGCAGTGGGAAGTTCTGCTTGAGCTGCTTGTAAAGGGACTCAATAGCCCACCTGCGCTTGTAAATCTCCTCAAGGTCCTTTACATCAAGCTCAAGGTTATTGGTCAACAGGACAACTGACTTATGTGAGTTATTACTCCATAGTTCCACTCGTCTTGCCTGGTGTCTTATCTCCCCCTTCTCAAAGACAATCTTCTTGTCTGTATGTGTAACCAACCCATCAGGGCTCACATAGGTTACTGAGGATAGCTCCGTATAGGTGAGATTCTTCTTCATCTTGGTCACATAGCATACTCCTTCCTCTGTAAGTCGCTGGAACTGTGCATAGTCAACGTATGCCCTGTCCATGGTAAGGGTAGCATCCTTAGGAAGATGCACTTCTTTAAGTAGATAATGGTCATGCGTGGCGGCAGAGGTAAGCCGTACGACCATGGGAACACCAACATGGTACTTCATCACCGTATGAACCTTCATGCCGCCTTTCTTCTTACCACTCTTAGGGTGTCTGCCTACACCCTTGAGTATGTTGTCAAAAAGCGTAATCGTAGTTGAATCCATCATATACAGAAGCTTCTCCCATGTATTTTGTTCACCTTTAGACCGGCTGTCCGATAAAAAAGAACCATAACGCTCTAAGAGGTACGCATAAACCTTTGCAAAGAACTCTTGTGGGCGACGCTTGTTGGCATCAGCAAGCGTACTACGACGGACGACATAGTCGATGCCAGATGATGTAGTTTATTTACTTCAGCCTTCATGCCTATCTCCACTTCCCGCAGAGAATCAAAGTGTTTGAGAACACCAAAGAGCATTATGACAAGGTGAGTCCACCCATCAAGACGCTTTACATAAGATTCACTTCGGGGTGTTTCAAGGCTGATTTTCTTGATTTGTTGCTTATCAAGTAATTTTATTACCTGATTATAGACCGGCTGTCCGATAAAATGTGTACTTTTGCCCATGTTATTGAAGTTTTGACCAAGAAAACAAAAGTAACAAAAAGGGTTGAAATCCAAATACGGATTTTAGCCCTTAACTTTTATATGTGGAAAAGGTTTACCGGACAGCAATAAATCAAGAAAAACAAGTAATAACAGCTAATTATGGAATTCAAAAGAGTAATTGAAGTAACGAAAGAGACGCGGGATTTCCTGCAGCAGGCTTTCGACGTAACAGGAACTATGGTATGCACTGAACTTTGACAAGAAGCGTGGTCAGAGCGATTTAGCAAAGCGCATCAGGAATCTTGCGCTGCAGAAAGGTGGTGTAGTGCTTAATATTGGTCCTGAGATTGAAACTATACATTCTGCAGATGGTCGTATGCGTCAGTATTTTCCACACGATGTTTTACTGGAGGCTGACACACGCAGCACTGGGTTGGTGGCTGTATATAAGAGAGGTGAGCTTCAGCGTAGTTGGGATAACCCAGGTGTGAGTGAGCTTGACGGAATACAGAATTGGGCGATGAGCCTGTAACATTGAAATGGAATGGAGTATTTCAATAAGATATTGTGCGTAACCTACACGGAACTGACTGAAGGTAGCAAACCTATCGTTACAGGTGGGACACTACTGAAGAATGTTACCCGTGGAAATATTGTCAGCGTACATCGTGGAGGTGGCGAGGGCGGTCAGGCACTCTACGCATGGAGTTCCATTCCTCAGAAATACAAGGCTCGGTATATGGAACGATACAGTGATCCAGAGCAACGAATGAAGGAAGCAATGATGCGTGACCGCATACGGCTTGACGGAGAGGCACGCGACTGGTTCGAGCGGTTCACTTACGAGAAAAATGGTAAGCAGGAACATCTTACAGATAAGCTCGTCGAGGAGTATACCATTAATGCGAGTGTTCTGAAAGAGCTGTTGAAGATGATGGCACAGCGCAGAGCTATCCGTCAGAGTCTGAATGGCAGTATGGGTGGAGCTTAGGAAGTAATCTATCAGAGTTCTGAAGCTATGCGCGAAGAGTATCAACACACCCTTCCACAGAATGAAGCACGACTGAAGGCAAAGATTAAGGCTTTCAAGGCAGATGGTTACAAGAGCCTTATCAGCGGTAAGGTTGGAAACAAGAATACGCAGAAGATTACTGACGAGTTCGGACAGTTACTCATCGCACTGAAGCGTTGCAGAGTTCCAGTCTACACCGATGCGCAGCTCTTTGAAGAGGCAAACCGCCAGGCAGAAGCAAACGGCTGGAAACCACTGAAAAGCCTTAGCGGTATGAAGCGATGGCTGAACAGTGCTGCGATTATGCCACTATGGTACGATGCTGTGCATGGTGAGCAGGCAGCACGACAGAAGTTTGGACGCAAGCACCGCACGGCACTCCCAACGAAGCGTGATGCACTGTGGTATGGCGACGGTACAAAGCTTAACCTCTACTACCAGGACGAGAACGGAAAGGTGCGTACAACACAGGTCTATGTCGTCATTGATGCGATGAGTGAGGTGATGCTTGGTTGGCACATCAGCGACAGTGAGGATTACGAGGCGCAATATCTCGCTTACCGCATGGCAATCCAGACCAGCAAGCACAAGCCTTACGAGATTGTTCACGACAACCAGGGTGGGCACAAGAAGCTGGACGCCGACGGATTATTCAGTAAGCTTTGCCACGTGCATAGAACGACACAACCATATAATGGTGAATCAAAGACCATTGAGGCAGTGTTCGGCCGATTCCAACAACAAGTGCTGCATAAGGATTGGCGTTTCACAGGTCAGAACATTACGGCAAAGAAGATGTCGAGCCGTCCGAACCTTGAATTTATTGAGGAGAACAAGGATTCACTCTATACACTTGAGGAACTGAAAGATGCTTACACAAAGGCTACTAAGGAGTGGGACGAAATGCAACACCCTGCATACGGCAAGAGCCGTCAGGAAGCCTACGACAATAGCGTGAATGAGGAGACACAGCAAGTTACAGCACACGATATGGTGGATATGTTCTGGGTAACGGCTAAGCGTATGAGCACCTTCACCGACCAGGGTATCAGTGTTACCATTAAGAAGGAGAAGCGACAATACGAGGTGATGAGCCAGCCAGGCGTGCCAGACCACGAATGGCGCAGACAGCACACTTACGAGCGGTTCGTAGTCAAGTACGATCCTTACGACTTCGGAAGCGTTCGGCTCTATAAGAAAGAAGCTGATGGTAGTCTGCGCTTTGAAAGAGTAGCAGAACCATACGTTGTGATTCATCGCGCCATACAAGATCAGACAGAAGGCGAAGCTGCATTCATCAGACAGGAACAGGCTGCGAACACTACTGACCGTATTGAGCGCACCGTTGCTGGACGTGAGATTGAAAAGGCTCACGGCGTAATGCCAGAGCAGCACGGTCTGCGTAGTCCAAAGCCTAAGGGAATGACAGCAGCTGAACGCAGACAGATAGAACGCCGTACAGGTATCTATAGCAAGTCGCCTGAAGAGTATAAGATTGGAAGAAAGACAAAGCAAGTAAGCCTTGAGGATTGGTCAGCGGTTGAGACAACTGTGGTTGATATGGCTTCAGTAGCTGGAAAGCTTTAATAAGAAAGTAAAATATTTAAAAGAACAATATTATGAAACTGACAAAGAACGAAAAAGGACAGATACAAGAGTACTTGAGACAATACGTCAGCAAGTATCCAAGTCAGAACAAGGCTGCACAGAGCCTCATGGGAACGAGCAGCGCAACGGTGAGCAGCATTCTGCAAGGTAAGTGGGAGAACATTTCGGACGATATGTGGCGCAACCTCGCTTCACAGTTGGGCACCACGGCAGGGACAGGCTGGCAGGTAGTTGAAACGAAAGCCTTTCAGGAAATGACACTCGTCATGAAAGATGCCCAAGCCGTGAAGAATGTCACATGGATAGTGGGAGAAGCAGGCTGTGGAAAGACAACCACAGCTAAGCTATACGCCAGCGAACACAATGAGGTGTTTTATATCCTCTGCTCAGAAGATATGAAGAAAAGCGACTTCATCCGTGAGATTGCACGACGTATAGGTCAGCGTACAGAAGGTTACAGCATCAGAGAGCTGCTCGACAGAATCATTGACGATCTTATTCAGATGGAAGCACCACTGCTTCTTTTTGACGAGGCGGACAAGTTGCCGGAGAGAGTGTTCCACTATTTTATTGACCTTTACAACCGACTGGAGGACAAGTGCGGTATCGTCTTCTTCTCTACAAGCTATATCAAGCGTCGTATGACAATGGGACTGTGATACAACAAGTGTGGATATAACGAGATACACTCGCGTATCGGTCGCAAATTCTTTGAGTTGGAGCGTACAGGAGCTCATGATGTCTATGCGGTTTGTATGGCAAATGGCGTAACAGATAAAGCACGCATATCGGAAGTAGTGAAAGACTCTGAAGAATACGAGTTCGACTTGCGCAGAGTAAAGAAGAGCATTCACAGAGTGAAGTTAATGGCTGCTCAAACAGCGGTAAAACAACATTCAAATAACGTTCAAACCTCAAAACAATGAATAGAGCAATGTCAGTAACCGATATGCTACGTATGAAGAAAGAAACTTATCCATTTGAAGGCGACTGGGCAGATGCTTTCGGAGCACCGGAGCGAGGAGGTGTATGGTTCATCTGGGGACGAAGCGGAAGCGGTAAGACCAGCTTTACGATGAAGCTCTGCAAAGAGTTAGCAAAGTACGGAAAGGTTGCCTACAACTCCTTAGAGGAAGGTTTCTCTCTGACAATGAAGAATGCGCTTATGAAAGCAGGTATGCAAGACGTTGCACGGCGGTTTATCCTCATCAGTGAGAGTATGGAAGACCTTGATGCACGTCTCAAGAAGCGCAAAAGCCCAGACATCGTGGTCATTGACAGCTTTCAATATACACAGATGAGCTTTAAGGAGTATCAGAAGTTTAAGGCGCAACATCGTGATAAGCTTCTTATCTTCATCAGTCAGGCAGAAGGAAACAAACCTTCAGGACGTACAGCCGTGAGCGTTATGTTTGATGCTGCACTGAAGATATGGGTGGAGGGCTACAGAGCTATCAGTAAAGGACGCTATTTGGGTAATCTTGGTTATTACACGATATGGGAGGAAAGAGCTAAGGTGTACTGGGGTGAATGAAAAGTAGATAATATTCAATTGAGATAATATGAAAAGAACAGCAAACAATGGCAGTTTCAAGAAAGGGAATGTGCCGTACAATAAGGGAACAAACATATCCTCACGAAAGCATCATACACGGAAAGGTGTACAGGGGTTCTTGAAGCGGGCGGTACTGATGATAGCGCAGGACGGAAGTGTCGTCCGAGAGTTTGAAAGCGTAGCTGAATGTCAGAAATATTTAGGATTAAAAGACCACCATTCCATATCATACGCCATAAAAAAACAGCAGCTGTGCGCTGGACACAAATTGTTGTACGAAGATGACTGGTCTCCTCTTGGAGATTACAGGTGGCGGCCGACAATAGGAAGGAATATTGATGGCTCCCTGAAAAAAGGACATCCTTGGTCTTCGCTTTATAATTCAAGAATGAGCGAGGAAATGAAAGAGAAAAGGCGAAAGGCATCGAGCGAGCAAAGCAAGCGTATGGCAGACGACCCGAACAGCAAATGGGGGAAAGGCGTTCAGAAGCCTATCTTATGCATAACTACTGGTATCAGGTATGATTCCATCAAGCAAGCTTCCAGCTAGTTGAATATTCCTGCGAACTATATCAGTGCGGCCATATTGAGGTTTGGAACGACAAAAGGCTTGAAATTTAGAAACATTTAAAGTGTTTAATGGTATGGCAAGTAAGCGAGACAACCTACTCTATCGGTTACGGAAGAAAGGTGTGAGAGTGATAACACGTGAGCGCACAATCTTTTTTCCATACGATGGTGAGCCTTTCAAGACAATACAGGTGAAACGGCTTTGCAAGGAATTTCACTTCTACGTACAATTAGAAATACAATAGGATATGAGTAGAGAAAAAAGAATAGTGGAAATAACGCCAGGGCGGATGATTCCAGGTGGTCGAATGACAGAGTGCCTCGAAGGCCAAGGACATAGTTGCCCATATTGTCAAGGAAATGGGTACCACTGGCAAGAGGACGAGTATCAAGAGCGGATAAAAAGGAATGCCCGATATGCAAAGGCAGCGGTAAGCTCAATGCCGTTGTAACTATTGAGTGGAAAGTAAAAGAGTAATATATGGACGTTTTAAGTTACAAGTCGATAATTCCGAACGATAAGCCCGACTGGCTGCTTCGATTGCAAATGGAAATCAGTCAATCCTATGCGTTGAGAGGTATGGAAGACACTCCCGAAGAGTGGCAAGAGTTGAAGGGTTTCATAGATGATTTTATCAACAAGCTCTACGTTCGCAAAGACGTAAGAATAAGAAGCGAGATAACCTCCTATCTTATGAAAGAAGATGGGCAGACGCAGCTCCTTATCAAGAGAAATGGCAAATTACTTCAGAGTTATTACATTAAAAAATAGAAAAATATGAAAATCTTAGATGAAATCAAAAAGTATTTGCAGGTGTGGCACGAACAGCGTGCTGCCAGCATAGAGTACAAGCGTCAGACGCAACTCGACGCAGAGGCACGCGAAGCCGTGCAGGTGATGGAATTCAATGGCGAGCTTTATGCCTGTGTGAATGGTGTACCCTTGTTCGGTGTCGGCGACATCAACGGTACCTTGCCCGAGGCAGTGGCCAAAGCCCGTCAGAACTACAAAGATTGGAAATCAGAGAAATTATGGGAGAAGACAGGAATTACGCAAGGTTTTATACCTTGCTAAAAAAGATGCCAGGTGCAGACAAGGAGACGCTGGTATATCAGTTTACTCAAGGTAGAACAGTTCACCTGCGTCAGATGTCAGCAGCAGAGTATGACAGTATGTGTCGGCAGATGGAAAATATAGTGGGTTATGATGAGCGTAGGGTTGTTTATCAAAAAGAACTGCGAAGAGTGCGGAGTAGCGTACTTCACCAGTTTCAAGTATATGGAATAGACACCACTGAATGGACGCGTGTAGATGCTTTTTGCAAAGATACTCGCATAGCCGGTAAACGATTCAGAGAATTAGATGTTGAAGAACTCAACAGTCTGAATACCAAAATGAGAATAATAATCAGAAAACAAAAGAACGCTGTAAATTACTATTTTTCGAAAAAGAACCCGAAAACGAACGTGTGGGAACGAATAGAACCCAGCTTCTGTAGGCTGTGATACCTTATCGTTTTTTGAGAGAAGAAAACTAAAAAAATGCCCATAAGTGTGTACGAACACACAATTGGGCGTTTTTTTATTGATAATTGATAGAAAAATATGTAAATTCTTGCAAATAAGCTGATTAATTGCTACTTTTGCAACTATGGGGAAAGGAAGAGATAAAGGACTGATAGAACTACGCGACGAAGCCTTGTGCCGTCGTTACTATTATTGGACGGAGGAGAAACGCCTCCGTTTTGATGATGCCCTTCGCGTCCTGTCGAGACAGGAGTTCTTTATCAGTGAAGAACGCATCATGAGTATCATTCGTCGCAAGTGCAGTGAGATAAAAGATATTCAAGTGCGCCCGGTTCCTAAAGTCAGAATGCCACACCTTACGGCGAAACAGTTGGAGCTCTTTTCAGAAGTGGAAAGGTAAAAGGCTACAGAAGCCTTTTACCTTTTTTATAAGGCTGCAGAACCATCGTGCAGTTCAAATTGAAATACGTATTCATATACCTTTATCATTCCAGGCAGTGAATAACATCTTGTTTTCGTTCGGAACATTGCTCCCATATTGTCGCTATGGCGGGAGCACTGAAGTGTCGTATACAGGCGATTTGCCATCTGCAGCCGTTCCGCCACCTTTGCGGTTGTTCCGGAACCGATGTGTGTATCACCGTAGCAGTCGATGGCAAGACGGGCGGTAAGCGTAACCATGCCCTTTTGTGTGCCCATGCCGATTTCCTCCCAGTCTGCCTCCATGTTGCCAATAAGTGCACAGGGGAAAGTTACAGGGTATGTGTCCTCGGCTGTTTCCAGTTGCCCGTAGTCCTCGTCTACAAGCGAAAGTTCAGGCATCTCATCATTGATGAGTTTGAGGATAGATGTAAAAATTTCTTCCATTTGCTATAAATCTAAAGTGTTCATGATCTCCTGTTCTATTTTCTCGTTTATGCGTTGCTTCAATTCGGCACTCTCACCGATAAACTGACGCTTGGGAATTTTTACGGAAAGTCTTGTCTTTCGGGTAAGTGCAAGATTGCGCCAAAATTCAGCCTGCGGAGATACTGACTGAGCATGACTTCTCTGCTTCCCTTTTTGTCCCCTCGAGGACTTGTAATACATATACCATGCAAAACGGCGCATCTTTGGCGTTATCGTAGGACTGACCGTTCCTCCTTGGTTATGCACGGCTGCATAAGGCAAATCGTTGGAGACGGTTACACGGTAGTCTCCTGGCACATACTTGACAGAACCGAACAGGTGGTTGCGCCCGGAAAGCAACGGGTTATAGGAAGCCGCTGCCGAAGCAGAACCAGACAGTTGTCGCTTTGTTGTCGGCCACTTCTTGCAAGCCACGATTAACGAATCCTCCCTTGCGGAAGTTATCCTGGTAATGGTCTTTCGCCATACGCCCAACCTTGATAGGGAGCTGCCTTCGCATGAGCTGCTCAATCTCCCTACTTTGTCTTTTTATGAGCTCTGAGAAAACTTTTATGTCCATTTGCTTGTTTTTTTTAAAATAAGTTGTATATTTGCAACAGCTTCATAAAGAAGTTAGCATGTGCTACGGCACGTTGCATTGCGGAGGGACTCAGTTTCCTCCGTTGTTTTTATAGAAAGTACCATCTTTATAGAATAATCTCACGTTTCCTTTTTCGTAAATCCATACTTCGTCTATGGCCTGTTTGGGCAAATGAATCCGCGCCATTATCTGCTTTCTTATAAAACGTTCCGAACACCCTTTGGTATTATCAATTATAATACGAGAAGACTGGTCAAGACCATGGGACAGCATGCGTCCTACCTTCTTCTTGTTCCATGGTTTTATGAAACCTTCATACTCATAGAAAACTCCGTCTACTTGAAAATCAGGACACTTTCTCTCGTATCGTGTACCAATGAGCGAACCGTATATACTTCGATACTCTTCGGACTTATGATGTAGCCGTGGAGTTATCCTCACCGTCTTACCTTCTTTTGCGAAAATTCTTGCTATGGTCAATATTGCCTTGTAGTCATTTTTTTCTTTATCTGCATCGGAATGGATATAAAGCGTTCCTCCGTTTGGGTACTTTCGCTCCAGCTTGAAACCATCTGCGCCAAGCCTGTCAATACATTTATCAATATACGGACAGGAATAACAGTCCTTCACCCTGTTTGTGAATAGATTCTTTAACCTGTTCTTTAGGTCAGGGCGATAGAAGTCGCAATCCTGGCACGATTTCGGGAAGTACGGGTGGTCGTCTGAGAAAGTCTCGCCAGTCATGCCCGGATTACCCGTCAGTCCCGCTTGTGGTTGTGAAACCTCGTCGTTGTCGGGCACAGGCGTAACCGCCTCGTCAGTACTTGTAAGACTACACTTACAGTTCCATCTGTCCCCTGGGCGATGCTCCGTCCAGAACTTATCATCGATAGGACGTATTGTCCCCCAATATCGTCGATGGTCTTCCCCTGGGTGCAGGCTCGTTGATGGCATCCACTTGAGGTTAGGCAGCACGTCCTGTTCACGGCGGAACTGTTGCCAGTCGGCTGCCTGATGTGCCCTTAGTACGGCTGTATCGTATTCTGTCCGTAGCCATGCGCCACACTGATGCGAGGCAATCGGTAGCACGTCCTTCAACCACTGATTGAACGGCTTTAAACCACCGTTTGAATCCAGCAGCCGTGCAGCCATATCGTTCTGCGCACGATGCACCTTAAAAGCAGAGAACACCTCATTGCTGTGTATTAGTTGCACTTTTCTTTGCAAATGTGCCATGAAATGCTTACCTTTGTACTATAATCTTATAAGAGATATTATGCACAAAGAAGTAACGCCAATCATTCAGAAACAAGTCTCACTTACATAAGATAGTAGCCGAGTTTTCCTCGACTACCAAACGCAACAAGAGCGCACCGCGCAAGGATTTCATAAATGAGTGAAGTGCTTGCGCTTTTTTTATTCATATTGATATTCCCTTTTATAAATTATATCAAAACAGAATATCGAAAAAAGCTATCTAAATTTATCGATTTGTTATCTCTTTACTTTCTCTTAAATATTGTTATAATATTCACAATAAAATCCTCCTTATTTTGAAAATTAAAGGAAAAGCCATACCTTTGCATTGCTCATCTATAGTTAGAAGGAGTTTCGAGACCCGATTGCCTCTGATGCATCTCGGGTCTTGCGTTTTTTATAGAGGTGTGGAAAGTGCTTTCTTCCGTTTCTTTTTTATTTCTTTTTCTCCATAGTCTTTATTCAAGTGATATGCCGTAAGCAAATAAAAGGCATCGTTCCGTTGTTGCTCTAAAACTATGACATACTTCTGTCCTTCATCATATATATACGTTTTCTTTGTCTTACGCTTTTTTTTATCTCGTTCTTCAACAGTAAACACTTCAATATTTGCAGGAGTCTTCTCGTTTACATGGTGGTTTATCCAATGTAGTCTTTCAGAGCGGTTTATCTCAAACACTCGTTTCTCATAAAAGTTTCCATGTTCGTCCTCAACCTTCATAGCCTCACATGTAAGATGCTTAAAAAGTCGACCCATATCAGGCTCTCCGTCTTTCTTTGTCGGATATATCTTTCTGGAGCGAAAAGAGAAATTACCGTTATCCTCTATATCCCTCTTAAAAATACTTAGCAGATCAGCCTTCCTATCTGTTTCACTCATGCAAGCTAATTCTAACAGTTCTGGATACTTCTTTAATATATTAAATCCACCCATATCCTATTTTAAAGAGATAAAGAATAAATTAAATTTCTTTCGATATAATGGTGTTGAGCAATTTAGAGAAATATTGCTATGCTTCTGAATCTTTTCTATCAATTTTAGCTTAGCGTCTACTCGTCCTTCAACATCGCCTTTTTTCTTTCTCAGATTATAATTAATTGCCCCCATAAGGACATCTGCAAGCTGTATGAAAACGCTCTCGTGTGACCGAATGAACTGGAGATTACCTATTGACGAATTGTAGCCCATTATACGCTTTAGAGTCGACAACTTTTCCGAACTACATGTATCTTTAATGTCCATATACACATTATAAGTGTTTTGGAAGTCAACTTTTGTGTGCAACAGTTGAAAATACATTTTATAATAAAAGTCATTAAATGTGTAATCCTGCCTGCTCTCGTCAATCTGTGTCTTATCTACTACAACAGCTCTGAATTCCAAATCGCTCATAAAAAACCAATCTACCAGTTCTGCATAAACTTTATATGTAGCCTGATGGACACTTGTCCATTTAAGCTCATCTTTATAATTATACTTATTCTTGATGTTCTTTATAGCCTCTTTTGCTATTCTTATTTGTGGATAGGCTATACTTACATAGCCCAACAACATATATGGATGCCTATCGTGTATGAGATGTGTACTCTCATCGCAGTAGATATTGAATGTCTTGTTCATTCGGTTTTATTATTTAAGTCAATTCTTATAAACTATCTTACAAAGATACTGAATCTTATGGATAAATTAAAATATAATCTCGTATTTTCTTATTATAACATACCCAACCTTTATCTTACCAACACAAACAAGTAAGACAAAAATACCATTTGCAAAATAGAATATAAATTGCCAACTTTGTAGTGTGATACAAGTTGATGAGTTGACAAGTAGACGAGTAAACAAGTTGTCAGTACAATTAACCATTCATTTGCCAACTCGTTCACTCGCTAACCGTAAGTGACCCACTTGTGCCTTAAAAGTGACCCACTTACACACCATAAGTGATAAGGTAACAGTTCGAAAGAAAACAACTCGCTTTACCGAGGCATATAAAACAAACTACAAATAACGAATAACGGAACAAAATAAAACAAAGTCTATAAGTTACTAATTTTCAAATCCTAAGCAATATGATAAAAACATCACACCCCAAAAAGCCTCCTTTCCAACTCCGTGCTTATGGTCGCACGGAGCTGGCACAGGCTCATAATCCCCACCTCTCGCCAGGCGCAGCATGGCAGAAACTCTCCCTATGGATACATCTTTACCCAGAGTTGACAGAGCGACTTAAAGCAATCGGCTACTCACCCCACCAACGTGTCTTCACTCCACGGCAAGTAGCGATGATTGTCGAGGCATTGGGAGAGCCATGAGGGGGTGATATGAGAAATATAACAAATAAAGTTGCGTGAAATTTTCACGGTATATATATTTTTTGTATATTTGCACCTAATCAATAAATAGATACATTTAGAAGCTATCTTTATTCATTTATGATCATTTAAATTTGTACGTTATGTTACTCAGAGTAATACTAAAGAATTTCCTGTCTTTTGAAGATGAGGTTCAATTTGATATGTTCCCTAATATGAGAAAGGAGTCTCTTTCCAATCATGTTACCATGGCGGCAGATAGTTTACCAATTCTAAAAATGGCTGCCATATACGGTGCCAATGGTGCCGGCAAATCCAATATGCTGAAGGGTGTTCACTTTATCAAGCGGTTAGTGTCTAAAAAAGATTTCCTAAATCAATCTAAAGTCTCTATATATTTTTATGCTTTAAAGAAAGATCCTGCTTCTCAGCCAATAAATCTGACGATTGAGTTTGTTACAAAAGCAGGAAAAGCATTTATCTATTATGTTGAAATTGGCGAAGATGGTATTAAATCTGAGGTTCTGCAGGAATCCGGGCTTGGTGCAAAAGAGAATAAAGATGTCTTTACAAGAGAAGGCGACACTTTGTCCTTTGCTGTAAAACCATCAGATGAGGTGCAACAAATGATTAAAGCATGGTCAGAGAAAAATCCATTTGCCAGTTTGCTGACCATTAATGATGATATGCCTGTTTTATCAGATAAGAACATTGATATTGTCAAAAATTGGTTTCAAGAAGAGTTGGTATTAATCAATTTTCATTCACTTAACCCCGCTCTAATAGAACTTCTCAGAAGGAATAAAAAAATCACTGCGTTCACTTCGGCTCTTTTCAAGGCTGTTGATTTAGGAATCAATACTGTCAAAGTCCAAACAGAGGATTTCGATGAATGGATTCGCTCTCACAATGAAGAACAATTACCCATAGAGGAATTCATAGAGGAATTAAACAAAATGCAATCTGGCGGAATATCTGAAATAACTAAGAATAGGATTACACGAAATTTCACTATTGAGGATGGGGTTAGAAAGATTAGCCAGTTGATGTTTGAACAGTTTGGGAAAAACGGCTTTTCAAAAGATATGGACATTGTGGCACAATCAGATGGAACAGTTCGCTTACTCAATCTTGCTCCTGCTTTTTATGATGCGATAAGGGATGGTAAAACTGTCCTAATTGATGAAATTGAACATAGTATCCATCCACATCTTATAAGAGAATTAGTAAAATTCTTTTCTCAACAGGAAACAACGGGGCAGCTGATATTCACAACGCATGAGACCTGTTTATTGGATCAAAAATTTATCCGTACAGATGAGGTTTGGCTGGTTGAGAAGAAGGATGGTAGCACTCACATGTACTCATTAAACGATTTTAAGATTCATAATACCATCAATATTGAAAACGGGTATATGGAAGGACGTTATGGTGCCATTCCCTTTATTGGAGACCTAAAGATGTAGTGCCTTATGGACTTTTCAAAGTTGTCATATAAAAAAGGTGACTCTAAAATAGATTCAGAAATACCTATTTGTCATCGTGTAAACGAAGAGCAGACCGATGCAGAGGATAGGCAGACAAACGTAGGGGATAGTGAAGCTAACAATGTCATCATAGCTTCTAATGTCTCCCCAAACTACCAAAAAGGGGATAGTTTTCGTGAGCCATCACTTATCTTTATTATTTCAGGTGGAGTAAAAAGAGAAAGATTTTTCCTGCAAGAACTTATAAATAGCAAGAAATCCACTGCCTTAAAAGCACTATTTCTATCAAAAAAGGGGCAAGGACTACTTCCTGATCAAATGCAAGAAAAATGGCAGGAATTTCGGGAGCAAGGTGAATTTACAATTGATGACAAGTCATATTGTTTAGACGAAATAGATGAGGTTTTCTTATTGACTGATGTTGATGAATTTTACAAACAGTTGCAGGATATTCTTTCTTCTAAGTCAAATGATGATATAGGAAGATGGATAATAAGTAACCCCTGCTTTGAGATATGGCTATACTATTGTTATAAGAATGACCCTAATAATGATTTAGATTGTATAACATCATTCTCTACCGACAAACGAAGTCAGGAACTCAAGCGGTGCTGCAACGAAATTGTAAAAGGAGGACTAAATGGCAAGTATGCTTTCAATCACATGGATGAAGGTATAAGGAATAGCCTAAAACACTATAATGAGGATAATAATGGCATTCCTGTTCTCTTTGCTACACAAATGCACAAAATGGCGCAGTGCATAATAGATAAACTTAAATAAAAGTTGCTATCATGTAATTTCCAGTGGCTTGTACTCTCAAAGTGCAAGCCACTGTCGTTTTTCCACTCTTTGCATGACAATCGCCCACAAAGACCACATCTAAAACTTAATAACCCCTGCTAACCTTTGCTTACCCCTGAAAACCTCTACCCACTCTCACACCCTTCCTATCTTTGCAACGTGATTACACACAGAGAAAACAAAATGTTGAATTAATAAGTAAAGAAAGGAAAAAACAATTATGATTCGTTACAAAATTTACGAAAACAAGAACAAGAAGAGTGCGGGCTACAAAAAGTTTTATGCACGTGCCGTAAGCGAAGAGACCATCAATCTCCGACAGCTTGCCGACTACATGGCTACGCACAACGTACCCTTCTCAAAGGGTTGCATCTATGGTGTATTGCGTGATATGGTGGCTTGCATCAAGGAAATCATCATCGACGGAAAGAACGTCAAGATTGACGACCTCGCTATCTTCTCGGCTGGATTGCGCACGAGTGGTGCTGAAACATTGGAAGGGTTCAATCCTGCAAAGAACATCAAGAACATAAAACTACGTAGTAGGGCAACGGGAGTACTCCGCACGCCAAAACTCACTGGCGATGCTAATGTACGAGAGTTTGCACTCTACACCATAGCGAAGAAGAAAAAGCAGAAATCTGGCGAAGGCGAAAGTGGAACCTCGCCACAACACCCATAAATATATTAAGGTGGCATAGTGTAAAGGCGAGAGCATTGCTGCCTCCAAGGAGTGGACAGCAGTGCTCTTTTTCTTTCCTACACTAATACTATTATTTTTCAGAATGCTACGAACTATACAATTTCTTGTAATCCACTGCACTGCCACGCCCGAGGGACGTGAGGTGAGCTCTGCGGAGATACGTCACTGGTACACCGACCCTGTAAGTAAGGGTGGGCGTGGCTGGAAGCAGGTGGGTTACACGGATATGATACATCTTGCTGGGCGCGTGGAACGATTGGTGGATAACAACGAGGATGCGCAGGTTGACCCATGGGAGGTTACCAACGGTGCAGCAGGATATAACAGCGTGAGTCGGCACATCGTGTATGTGGGTGGCTGCGATAAAGCAGGGAAGCCTAAGGACACGCGTACCGAAGCACAGCGTGAGGCGTTGAAACGCTATGTGCAGGACTTTCACCGCCGTTTCCCACAGATACGTATCGTTGGGCATCATGAATTGAACCCTGGTAAAGCCTGCCCAAGTTTCGATGTTCCAGCGTGGCTCCGTGAAATTGGTATCAGACAGATTTAATCATCAAAACAGAAGACAATGGCAAAGACTATATTCCAAATCCTGCAATGGGCAATCCCTTCGGGTGGCATTGGTGCTGCCATTGCATGGATAGCCAATCGTAAGGCTGCGTCGGCAAAGACGGCGAAAGCTGTTCATGACACTTATAAAACGATGTATGAAGATATATCACAACTATTAGTTGAAAATCAGAAAAAGAATGAAAAAACAATCAATTCGTTGCAAGAAGAGCTTGACAAAGCGCGCACAGAAAGCGCACGTATCAAGCGGTCGCTCGACCGTCTTTCTAGGGCAATTGAGGCTATTCAACACTGTCCTCATCGTATTAACTGTCCTATTAGCAATGAGCTGTCGCTCGACGAAGAAGCTGATACAGGTAAGCCACAGCGAACGAAGCACAGAACTACTCGACAGCGAGGTGGTGAACATCAGCACACTGCAGATGCAGCCCGTGAAGGTACCGATGTCAACAGTGAGCCTGACACTCAATCTGGACACACTTCGTCTGCTGCCCCTCGGAGCGAGCTACACAGCACGACAGGGACAGGCAAGTCTGAAAGTAAGTCATAAGCCTCCAAATGTAGGTGAACGGCCTGGACAGGTTATTATAGAAGCCAGTTGTGATAGTCTGGAGCTTGCTAATATGAATCTTACAAAGACGGTCAGTGTTCTCAAAAAGCGTCTTGCCCGTCAACAGCTACAAGATGATACACACTGCGAAGAGAAGAAAGAAATATCATCTTTAAACAGCATTCAAATAGCATTCAAATGGCTGTTGATAGGCTTCCTGACGGGCTTGATACTATCAAAGATAAAAACGATCATTTCATTTATAAAACGAAAACTATATGGCAAATAAAGATTTTTTTTGTATGGCCTTAGCAAAATTACCTTTGCGGGTAAGGTTGTCGGCTATATTGAGAAGGACAGCTTTGAGTGGAACGGAAAAGCACCTGAAAGCGTCGATGTTGATGCAGAACAGGTGCCCGATGCTCCGGTACTGACACTGGTGCAGAAGAACGGTACCGTAGAGCCTAAATTCAACATGATACAGCTCAACTACGAGAATATGGCAGCCATGCTCGGCGGTAAGGCTACAGCCACAGGCTGGGAAGCACCAACAGCATTGCTGCAGCTCAGCGGCGAATGTATCATAGACACGCCAAGCGGCAAGCGCGTCAAGATTCCTAACGCCGTGCTGCTGTCCAACCTCGGAGGCAAGCTGACATTGACAGAAGTGTCCAAGATAGAGTGCCAGCTGAAGGTGATGAAGCCTGCCGACGGCAGTGCTCCTTACTCTATCAGTGATATCAGTGCGGGCTAAAAGGCGTAGGCTATGGATGAAAGAAAAGTCCAACAGGAGGCATCGGAAGCCCTGCTTGATGTGGGGGTGTCGGTGCCTCTGAAGCCTATCCGCCTGCCATTCCGCAAGAAACGGCTGTTGTTAAGACTGACAATGCGCCGCCCGAGGCTAAGCACGCAAATAAAGATAGCCCGCCTTTACTTAAGTTTAGGTGTGACCTATGCGGAGTTGGAGGCACTTGACAAAGATGGGCAGATGTGTTTTATTGCCGAGCATGGCAAGACTATTTCAGAGATGGTAGCCTTGACGATGTGTGGCAAGTGGTGGAAGCCCGTGTGGCTCGTATCGTGGATACTGCGCCATTGGGTTGATAATCTCTACATGCAGGTGGCAATGATGAAGTTCGTCTTGCTGCTGGGCACGGAAAGTTTTACGAATATTATCAGATCAGCCGAGATGACGAATCCGATGAAGCTGAGACTGAGCCAAAAGAAGAAGGGGAGTTAGCGACTCAGTACGAGGGAAGTCATAGCCCCTTTGGTCTGATATGGCAGATAGCCAATGCAACGGGCTGGAGCCGGGAGTATATCTTGAACGGCGTGAACTATCAGACACTCATAATGATGTTGGCGGACGCTCCACGCTACATCAAGAAGAAAAAAGAGAGCAAAGAAGAAAAAGAGGAAGAGGCAGACAACGTTTTGGACTTCTTCCAAAGTAATCTCCAACCAGAATAAAACTCAAAGGAAAATGAAGGCAGTGGAAATCGAATTCTTGATGAAAGGCAACCTGAAGCAAGGCTTGCGGGAAGTCGGCGGTGAGGCAGATGTGCTTGACAGCCGACTGCGTGGGCTGCGCAATACGGTTGGTGGTATCTTCGCTGTTGATAAGAGCACAGAGTACATTAAGAAAATTGTTGATGTTCGCGGAGAAATCGAAAGCCTTCAGATTTCCTTTGAGACCTTGGCTGGTAAGACAAAGGGAGACAAATTGTTTGGAGACATCAAGGAATTTGCCACCAGTACTCCCATGATGATGAATGACCTTGCCAAGGGTGCGCAGACACTGTTAGGTTTCAATATCGAAGCCGAGAGGGTGATGCCTATCCTCCATCAGATCGGCGACATTTCCATGGGAGACTCTCAGAAGTTCAATTCTCTCGTGCTTGCCTTTGCCCAGATGAGTTCGACAGGTAAACTTATGGGGCAGGATCTCCTGCAGATGATCAATGCCGGCTTCAACCCGCTTGTTGTCATAGCTGAAAAGACAGGCAAAAGCATAAGCGCATTGAAGGAGGAAATGTCAGATGGCAAGATAAGTGTCGAGATGGTTTCAGATGCCTTTGCTTCTGCCACGGGTGAAGGTGGCAAGTTCCATGGTATGCTCGAAAGGCAGAGCAAGGGAATGAAAGGTGCTGTCAGCAACCTCGAAGGAGCATGGCAGGATGCAATGAATGCCATGGGCGAAAGCAGTGAGGGCTTCTTGATGGAGGGTATTGAGCTTACAACGTTAGCAGTCAAGAACTACGAGAAGCTGGGGGCGGCTATTTTCACAGTCATAGCTGCCTATGGTGAATATAAGGGTACGTTGATGGCTGTTCAGGCATTGCAGAACGTCATGAACAGGCAGAAGACCATCATAGAGGCTGACCGTGTGAACGAACTGAAGGAACTTGTCGATAAGTACAAGAATGTGAATACCGATGCCATTAACAATGAGACAGCTGCTACACAGGCAAACGCCGCAGCAAAGGCGGCAAGCAAGACGGCCATTGATGTAGAGGTGGCCGCCGTGGAAAATGAGCTGCGTGCGCACTTGGCAGCAGCTGAAGCAAAAGCTGCCTCTGCCTTTGCAGAACATGAGTTTGCCAATCAGGTGGTGGACGATGCCGTTCGTGGTGTCGCTGCTGCCCAGGAGAATTTGCAAGCTACCTTGCAAAGCGGTGATGCAAAGGCTATCGAAAGCGCACAGGAGGAATTGAATACTGCCGTTAAGGAGCGCAATACAGCAGAAGAAGTGCGAAACGCAGCTGCAAAGAACTCCACCGCTGCATACACGCACAAGCAGGCTGCAGCACAGCAACTGTCGACTTTCCAGACACAGGTGGACACAGTACAGAAGAACGCCAACACTCGTGCTACGAGTCTTTGGGCGGCAGCTACCCGTATGGCTACGACGGCCATGCAGAGCCTGAAGGCGGCCTTCATGTCAAATCCTTTTGGAATCGCCCTGGTAGCCATTACTTCAATGATAGGGCTTCTGTCGATGTTCTCTTCGGAAACGGAAAAGGCCGCCGATGTTACCAACCGCTTCCGGGACAAAGTACTCCAGCAGCAGTCGCAATTAGACACCTATTATGCAACGCTTGCGAATGTCGAGAAAGGCTCTAAAAGCTACAAGACTGCCCTTGATGGCATCAACGCTGTCGCCAAGGAGTATAACACGCAGGAGCTGTCGCTCAATGACACCTTGGCTGACCAAAAAAGGAAATACGAAGATTTGACGGAAGCTATCCGCCAGCAAGCAGCAGAGAGAACGCTGGCAGAGGCAGCGACAAAGGCCAACGAAGATGCCATGAATGCCGAGAAAGACGCCATGGACAGCTTGATGGAAAAAGCCAAGGACGCAACGTACAAGGAGATGCGTGAAGTTGTGGAGAGCACCCCTGAAGGCATTACGGTAATGGTCAACAAGACGGTGGATGTTGCCAGTGAGAAACTACGTCAGGTAACATCTGCGACATGGAATATGATTTCCACCGAGATAATGAATCATGCGGCGGATATTTCGGCTGCCTTTGCAAAATCCCAGGAAGATGGCACCAAGGCAGTTGAGGAAGAGGTGCGTGCAATAGAAGGTATCTTGCAGGCATTGGGGGTAACAGACAAGGAAATAGAAGCCTTCCATAATAACCTGTATGAATATGTGGAAACCTCTGCTCAAGGGTTTAGCCAGTCATACGAAGAACTAAACCGAACCAAGGCACAGTTGGAAGGAATTGCCAATGCTGTCGTCGAGACGAAAGACACGACCAACGAGGCTATCAGTCAAATGAACTATGAGCAGCTGGTTCAGAAGATGCAAAGCGTCCAAGCTGAGATAGACAGCATCAACTCCAAGGAAATCAGGGTTGAAACGGATAACACCCGCCTTTTGGAATTGAAGACGCTTCTTACTGACATCAATAAGCTGCTCCCCAACGCACTTACTGTTGGGTCTGATGCCGACCTTGAAAAGCGTCTGCAGGAACTGAAAAAGCAGCGCGATGGGGAAATTTACGGCTCGAAGAACTGGAAAGACTACAATAAGCAAATTGGCAGGCTAACAGCTCAACTCGCCAGCCATAAAAGCAACTACGCTGAAACTATTCAGCGGGAAAACAACAGAAAGAGTAAAAAGAAGAAAAAAGAAGAAAAAAGAAAAGAAAGGCTTGTCTAAAGAGGAGATAGCCCGCCAACAGGCTCGTTACCAAGAAATAATTGAAGAGCAAAAAGAAGCGCGCAAACGTGCGGTGCGGGATATGGAATTGGAGACGCGACAGGCACAGATAGATGCCATGAGGGAAGGTTCCAAGAAAACCCTCGAACAGATACAGCTTGACTTTGAAAAAGAAAAGGAAAAGATAAATCGCGAATATGAAGATTTAAAGAAAGGCAAGATTGAAGCGGCACAGAAGGCGTGGGAAGCTAACCCTGCCAATAAAAAGAAAGTTTTTCATGCAAATCCTTCTGACAGCCGTTTTGCTTATACAAAGGCAGAAGAAGAGAACAAAAAAGCGCAGGAAGAAGCGGCAAGGCAGGACTTCTTGAAAAAACGCTCTGACGTATTCAGTGCCGACCGGCAGGCCATGCGCGACTATCTCAAGGAGTATGGCACGTTTAACCAGCAGAAACTGGCCATCGTAGAAGAATATGCCGAAAAAATCAAGAAGGCTACAACTGAAGGAGAGCGCAAGAAACTGATAGCCGAGCGCGATTCTGCACAAGGAAAGATAGAAGTAGAAGCTATCAAGCAGAGCATCGACTGGGGCAGTGCCTTCATTGAGTTCGGTGCCTTGTTCAAGTCAGAATTAGATCCGCTGCTGAGTAAGCTGCGCAAGATAACTGAAAGCAAGGATTTCAAAAACAGCAGCGTTCAAGACCAGTCAATTGTCTTTGAACTCATACATCGCCTTGAGCAGAGTGCCGCCGCATGGGACGGCGAGATTTTCAAGAAAGTCAGCGATGATATGGTTGCCTATCAGGCGGCAATGGAGAAACTGATAGCCGCACAGGAGGTGGAATGCCATGTGTATGAGGAAACGGCCGATAGCCTGAAAGATGCGCGGGAGAAATTAGAACAGGCACAGGCGGAAGGCAACACCGAGGAGATGGTGCGATGGCAGGCAGAGGTCGACCGTCTGGTGGCTGAACAGAATGCTGCAAGTACAGCCGTGTCAGCATGTGGCAAGGCAGCCAACGAGGCTACCGAAAATCTAAAAGCAAGTGCTGATAGGGCAAAGGGTATGTTCGAGGGTTTGGAAGGTGCGATAAGCGGCCTTACGAGTGGTACCCTAAAAGGCATAGGTAACGCCTTGATGCGCCTTGACAAACTTTTTGGCGGTGGTGAGACTACAAAGGCTGTCGGCAACGCTTTTGCCAAGGGTGTCCAGACCTTGTTCGGAAAAGACAGCAGCGTCAGCAAGGCACTTTCGACGGCTCTCGGAAACACAGGCATGATGGGTGAAGTCATCAGTGCCATGCTTGGCATCTTGGACACCATTGCGCAAAATGGCATCAGCGGTATTGTTACGAGCCTTCAGGACACCATCTTAGGTGCCGTGGAGAAGATGCTGGAAGAGGTGTTCAGCGGTAATATCATCATGAAGCCGCTCAGCAATTCCATGCAGCATCTTAACAACATCTTGGATACCGTTACGTTTGGTGGCTTTCACAAGCTGACCAGCCTGCTTGGCGATGGTGACAGTGACAAGCACCTCGAACGCGACCTTGAAAAACTCACCCAGAGCAACGCTGACTTGAGACAGGCATTGGAGAACCTTACCGATGAGATGAGCAAGGCGAAGGTAAACGATGCAGGCGGTCTTTACGAACAGCAGAAGAAGAACATCAGGGAACAGGAGCGCAATGCGCAGGAAAAGATGGCGCGCAGTGGAAAGGCGTACACCAATGGTGATTGGTACAAAGCATGGACGAACGGCAAGCATAGCTCAAATTACAAGATAGACAAGGGTATGAGCAGCCGTGAGTGGGACGCAATCAGCAAGCTGCTCGGAAAAGAAGTGCGTAGTGCCAGCGATTTCTGGAAGCTGTCGAGCAAGGAGATGTATGAAGTGGCCACGAAACTGACCAGTGAATACAGCCATTTGAAAGACCTTGCAAATGACGGGTACAAAGATGCTGCGCAGTTCATGGACGATTACATCGGTTATTGGAAGCAGCTGGAGCAGATAGAGAACGCCTATCGTGAGAAGATGACAGGCATCAGCTTTGACTCTGCTCGCGATTCGCTGAAGAGCCTTGTGAAGGACGTCAAGAACGGCAGCCGCGAGGTATTGAAAAGCGTGGACGAGATGTTTCAGGACGCCATCTTGAATTCGCTGATGTCCAATAAATACAGCGAAAAGCTGCAGGAGTGGTACAAGGCGTTTGCTGCAGCCATGGAGGACGGTCTGTCCAATGGCGAGGCAAGCAGTCTGCGCGAGATGTACAAGAAGATATTCGATGAAATGAACAAAGAGCGTGACGAAGCCTACAAGTCGGCTGGCATTGACCCTACGGACAGTACCCAGCAGGCAGGGCGAAGCGGAGCGTTTGAAACAATGACGCATGACCAAGGTACTAAGCTGGAGGGACTCTTTACCAGTGGACAGCTGCATTGGGCAAGCATGGACTCCTTGCTGGCAAAGATAGCTGAGAGATGGGCAGCGGCATCAGACCAATTAGCCCAGTTGGTTGAGAATACAAGCTACTGCAAACACCTTAAGGATATTTCCGAAGATATCAGGTCGATAAAACGTGATGGATTCAAAATGAGATAGCATTATGGCAAGACACATATTATCAGGTCAGGTCATCGTGAATGGTACTGACATTTGGACAGTATATAATGCCTTCCTGCGAGAAGAGCAGAAGGGAGGGCATGAGAACTTGAATGCGCTGCTTGCCCCTGCCAAGGCAAAAGGCAATGTAGCGGTAAATATTCGGGAGCAGAACGGCGAGGAGTACAGTGCCGACCTTCGACCAAGGAGCGAGGGGCGCGACGTAACGCTGCATTTTGCCATCAGTGCCACATCGACTGCCGAATTCGTCCAGCGTTACATCACCTTCGTCAAATTCCTGAAGTCGGGCGACAGAGGCTGGCTCACTTTTAGATTCCCAACGCTGGGCTTGGAAATGCGCATGTTCGCCGACCAATTTCCTAACGGCTTCACAGCAATAAGCAACCTATGGTCGGACGGGCAGCAATGCGGAGCGTTCAAGGTGAAGTTCCGCGAGCCAGTAGCTTCGTTTTAACAGTGTTCAATTAGCGTTTAAATAGTGCGAAAATGATAGAAATATACGGCTGCGACAACAATTTGAAATGCCGAATAGAACCAGGCAACAACAGCCAGCAGGACAAGACCCTCGGTGGCGACAACCTGCTGTCCCTTTCATTCGTGCACTATGACTTCGTGCAGCTCGACGTGAACGATCACTGCGAATTCGAGGGCGAACGCTACTGGATGCAGGAACGTTACCTGCCCACCCAAAAAAGTGAGGGCGAATGGAGCTACGACGTGAAGCTCTATGGAATTGAAAGCCTCATCAAGCGGTTGCTGGTATTGAAGAACCCCGATGACGAGAACGAGGCTGTATTCACGCTTACCGCGACTGCTGCAGAACATGTACGCCTTATCGTTGGCAGTATCAATGCCGGTATAGGCAACTCGGCGAATTGGAAGATGGGAGCTGTCATGGCAACGGAGAACCTGACCATTGATTACAACGGAACATACTGCGACGAGGGATTGCGTCTCGTTGCAGAAGCCGCCAAGACAGAATGGTGGGTGGAGGGACAGACGGTAAACGTCTGCCGTTGCGAGCATGGCGAGGAACTGACACTTCGCTATCCTGAGAGCATTACACAACTGGAACGTGATACTGCCGATGGTGCGAAATTTTACACACGGCTTTTCCCAATGGGAAGCTCACGCAATATCGACCGTGCAAAATATGGCTCTGTTCGTCTCCAGCTTCCTGGCGGCCGCAAGTATGTAGATATGAACGTTGATAAATATGGCATCTTCCACCATTACGAGGAAGCCGCCTTTTCAGCCATTTATCCACGGCGTGTCGGTACGGTAAGCGAAGTGAGAGAAACTACGGTAAAGGGCAACGACGGCAAGCCGTTCAAGATATACTGGTTCAAGGATGGTGAATTGCCATTCAATCCTAACGAATATGAAATAGGTGGGCTTGTAAAGCACGTGGTGTTCCAAAACGGCGAGCTTAACGGCCGCGATTTTGAGGTGAATTATCACGCTGGTAGCCAGGAGTTCGAGATTATCACGACATGGCAATACAGCGATGATATACAGTTGCCTGGTGGACAGCTCGTCCCGAAGGCAGGCGACAAATACATACTTTGGAACATTCGAATGCCCGACGAGTATTACGGCTTGGCCGAGCAAGAGTTTCTCGCAGCTGTCGAAGCATTCAATGCCAAGCACTGCATTGACACCTCAGTATATAAATGCCCAACGCACCATGTATGGGTGGAACGTAACAACGTGCAGCTCTATATCGGGCGAAGAATACGCTTGGAAAGCGATCAGTATTTTCCTGAAACTGGTTTTCGCAGCAGCCGTATCACACGCATAAGCCGTAGCGTGGCACTGCCAAGTCAGATGGATATTGAAATCAGTGATGCTACAAGTACAGGTGCCATGACACGTATCACAGATAGTATCAATGAAGCCAAGAGGTATGCAAGGGAGGCACTTGGGGCATTGCCGGACATTATCCGAAGTGGCGACACGACGAAGCCTACAGATACCAACCTGTACAGTGCCCGACGTACGCACAAGGAATTCCTGAGCAAGAATTCAGCCGACACTGCGCAGGGGTTAATTACCTTCTTGAGGGGTATAGGATTCAAGAACGGAGCAGGCATCGACGGCTTTGGCAACGCCATTTTGAAATCCATTCAGACGCTGGGGTTCGAACGAACAATAAACGGTTTTGGCGTATGGCTCGATGAGAACGGGCGTGCCCATGGGCAAATAGATTATTTGGAGGTGATTGGCAAGGCTATCTTTCGTAGCCTTCAGATAGACGAGTACAAGCATATCGGTGGCAACATCGTTCTGTCAGGCGCAAATGCCATCATAGAAAAGGTTGTGCGCATTGATGGTGGTTGGAAATGCTACCTCCATACTGACGACGGCGACAAGGCTATTACCAACGACAGGTCGCCAGGCGACCAAGCACTGTGCCAAACGTTCAATATAAGGGCAGGTGTTTATGAAAATATCAGCAACCGCTATTACTGGCGCGTCGTGTCTGAGGTGGCGCAGAAAACGGCAACGGAAGAGGCATATATCATCATTACCGACGATGACACCTACCGCGATAAAAGCGTAGACAACGATGAGCCGAAGGCTGGCGACAACGTCGTGCTATGCGGACACAACACGTTGTGGGACATTGCCCACGGCGTAGAACCGACATTACACCGCCACCGCATGAATGTTACGATGATAACCACCTCAAAAGAGGAGAGCGGAACTATCGAAGTGTATCGCAACATTCACGACTTTTCGCTGAATAAAGGTAACGCAATATTTCATTTATCAAGCGAAAAAATCTATATGAATAGCCGCCACTTCGAGTGGGTAAGCTCCGACGGAGAGCGCATTCCCAACGTGTTGTATCGTGGCGACTGGGTACCGGGCACGGTGGCAGCCAAATATGAAGCGTGGTATTATGCAGGAGGCACGTGGCTTTCGCTCGTCGATAACAATGCCGACGAACCAACGGGGCTATCGTCAAAATGGAAGCAGTATGCTGCCAAGGGGAAAGATGGCGGCACCGGGCTACGCGTCGATGGCTATGCATCGGCAGGCAGCGCAGCCTACACGGAGGGACAAACAAGTTGGAAAGCCACCTTTGAAGTCCACGTGTGGGAAAACGACGTGGAAATAACAAGTAAGCTGCCTTCTACGCGCTTTGTATGGGAACGTGTAAGCGAATACGAAGCAGGCGATGCTGCGTGGAAAGACAGACATAGCAACGATGGATATAAAATAAATGTAACGTATGACGACTTGATGGGCGACACATCTTTCGTATGTAAATTCCTAAATCCGTCAGGTAAGAAAGTATTAACAAGTATAACATTTTAAAGATAAAGAACAATGACAGACGTATTAGCACAAAAAACATTTACAGTAAAGAAGTTGGTGAATGGTAAGACCCTTACCTTCGTCCTCAAGACGGACAAGGCACTCACGCAAATTTTTTCGCACGACAGCAAGACATACGCGCCCAACTATGCGGCATCGCCGCTTACCTTAACACCGCTGCTACTGGTGAGCGGTAAAAGCGGCGACCAAACGGCACACCTTAGCGATTTGAATTGGCGGGTAATTAAGCAGGACGGCACGGCAGCGACGCAGACATTAACAGCTGGCACTGGGCTTGCCAAAAAGTTAGCAGCCAACCTTACCGATTGCACAGGCTTAAAAATCACGTGTGAAGCCACCTACACCGACCCCGTGTCAAAGGCAGCTGCACAAGTGGTTGCGTCGGTGGAAGTAACAAAGGTGGAGAATGCCGGGGCAAATATTCTTGCCAGCCTCTATATGCCGGACGGCGACACCTTCGACAATGCTGGTAAGGCTTTGAAAATACATTGCGACCTTATGCGTGGCGGTGATATTGACACCTCTAACGTTACTTACACTTGGTTTCAACTACGCAACGGCGTGTGGGTGAAACTCGAAACCGCCAATGCTAACGGCATCAGCGGAATAAATACCAACGAAATAACAGTACCAGCCTCGGCAGTCGTAAATGTCGGGATATTCAAATGTGTCATAAAAGACACCGATACCGCAAGCGCAACGGCAAACAAGGAGGTATTTGCCATTGGCACGCTTTACGACGGTTCAGACCCTTACGAGATTGATGTTTTTCAACCCAACGGCGATAACGTTGCCGAAGGTGGCACATTGCTCCACTGGTTTAAAATACGTCAGGGTGCTTCCTATATTACTGACAGCGTAATATTGGGCGCGCATAATATGCGTGTTTGGCGTTTTGCAGCTAACAATGCAATTGATACCACATGGGGCACAAGTGGGTATAAAGCCTGCACGAAAGATGCGCCAAATGCTCGCTTTTCGCTTGATATAGCCTATACTGACCTATTGAGCGCAAGCCAAGCATTTTGTGTAGAGTTGTATTAAAAATGTAAGGGCGTTATATTTACGCCCTTATCCTCCTTGACAAATATAAAGTAGTAGTAATAATGGCAAAGATAATAGTACAACGCACATTTACCGTGAGCCGCGCTCCGAAAGACGGGAAGCCCGGCGATAAAGGGGAAGATGCTCTCACCCTTGTAGTTACGCCAAATACCTTTGTCTTTCAGACGAATGACAAGGGCAACATTGAAAATTTGGCGCAAAATAAGGGTAAAATACGAATGTTTCTTGGGCAAACGGAAGTTGTGCCCAGCAGCATAAGTATTACTCCATATAATTGCTATGCAAGAATAGTAGGCGACAATATACTATACTTTGACGGTATTAGCCCTAACCAGTGGAGCGGAAAGGTGGAGGTTACTGCCACCTACAAAGGACAGACACGCACTGCCATTATTGAGTTTATGGTGAGTGCTCAGAAGTGGAATGAAGCCAAGTTCCTTGCCAATGAGCAACAATTTCAAAGCATCATTGCACAAAACAAAGCAGATAAGCAAGGGCTTGAGAGGCGCATGTCTACCATAGAGCAAGATGCAGAGAAGATTCGTTTGGAGGTCAGCAAACAGACTTTCAGCGGCGTGAACATACTCAAGGGGGCAAGTTTGCGTCCTTTGGATTTATTGTTACTCCAAAGGGCTCAATATGTTACTATTGGGAATTATGCGAGCACCGCACATCTTGACAATCCCTACATTTCCATTGTGCGCCACGGTGCTCCACAGAATGAGTGGAACGGATGTAAGTTTCCTGTGATAAAGGCGTTGGGTGGGCGCACCTACACACTGTCAATGTTTACGCGCGTACATGGCAGCGACCAGCCTTATATTGAAATCAAGAGAAGCCGTTCAAAGGATATGACAGCCCCAAAGACGAGTTATCCAAATATACCATCGACATGGGGGCAATGGAAGCAATACACTTACACTTTTGATATGGAGGAGGGTTATAATTACCTACAAATATTCATAGGTCTAACACGTAATGGCGAAGCCTTTCTGTCTGAAATACAGTTAGAGGAGGGCACAAAAGCTACAGCATGGAAAGACCCAGATGTTGTGGACAGCGTTGAGCGTACTGGTATCGACCTAACCAATGGCACGGTATCTGTCGAAGCAGCCAAATTTGAAATCAAACACAATGGCGAAAAGCCTTTTGTTGTAAACAAGGGGAAAGCTCTGCTGGGCGGTTGGGTGTTTGATAAGGGGAAACTATTCTCCCAATGCGGAGATATAAACGGAAGTCCAAGTACGGATTACGCCCACACAAATTTCAATCCAGACATAGTTCTTGACCCTGTCAATGGGTATATGTCAGGCGTTGGCTCTTTCAGAAAGAAAATGCTGGTAGTAACCCAACAGAATATTGCCAAATACGCAATAATTAATTCCGATGGAGATTACGAATTTATGGCAGGAAAAATAAGTGCCATAGCTCTGTTTAAAGGTTCTTTTAATCGTACCATATATATAACCTTACCCAGTGTGGCTGGGACTGCCAACTTTGAGATAGCCCGAACATTGATAGGAGAAACAATAGCTATCTATAATCAAACGACCAGCTATATTCTTATATGGGGAAGTGGTACGTCTATTGAGCTTTATCCAAATCATTTTGCTGCACTCGAAGTGAAATTGTCGGTTAATCCTCGTACAGGGAAAGAAAGCTATTATAATGTCTCGTGGATAAAAGGAGAAATGTTAGTATAATATAAAAAAAAGAATTATGGAATTTAAAGTAATGCAAAAGCGAATTGAAGCAGATATGAACGGTATAGTCATTATAAATGGCTTTGTTCATGTAGTTACCTACAAGGCTGATATCAGCGACCCGAAGAATGCCAAGGTGTTGCTCTTTCACGACCATGTAGCCAAATGTACCCATGATGACGTTGCCGATGAAAGTTGTGCGGCAGATTATGGACACAACGGCTCAACTTTTACAGATGGGCATTGGAATTCTATCCCGGATATAGAAGGACAAACTGCCGCATACAAAGGGGTACGTGATATCTATTTCGCCATTGAAAGAGGCGAACTGATTTTAGAGTAAACCTTATGGGGGGATAAAAAAGCCCCCAGCCTTGTTAAAATAGTCGTCTCACTTACTATTAAACAATATACCCGTATAGAGCACAGCTGGAGGCTAATGTCTTCTGCTGCCCTATACGGGATTGTTTTTAATAAGTGAGACTTTGCAAAAGTACAAAAAATATTTAATATGACACTATTTGAGATACTTTACTTTAACAGGGAATTAATAGAAAAACTTCAAAATTTAGGGATTAAACCTGATGATTGCCGTTATATTGACCTTTATGGCGATTATAAACGTATGTACTTTCAAGGGGATAAAGTCACGTATATCGTTTCTTTGCTATCTGAAAAATATAATGTGAGTGAAAGGAAGATATATAGCATTATCAAGCGTTTTGGAACCCACTGTACGAATGATGCAGTGTGAATTGTATCCATCTTTCTTTTACTTCAAAGAGTATTCCGAACTTTGCCGTACAAACAAAGCTGTACAACAATGAGAAAACAATATCTTTCGGCACCGCTTCCTTTTCAGGGGCAGAAGCGGATGTTCGCCAAGGAGTACATAAAGGTGCTCCAACAGTTCCCCGATGGTACAACATTTGTAGACTTGTTCGGTGGCAGCGGTCTGCTGTCCCATATCGCCAAGTACCAGAAGCCGAACTCAACCGTGGTGTATAATGACTTTGACGGCTATAGAATTCGTTTGGAGCGCATCTCTCAGACAAATAAACTATTAGAAGAATTGAGGACGATAGTAGATATTCCACGAAGCAAGCCCATATTAGGCGAAGCAAGGGAACGCATGCTGGCTTGCATTCGCAAGCATGAACACAAGTATGGCTATGTCGATTACATCACGTTGTCGGCGTCGCTTTTGTTTTCCATGAAGTACGCCACTTGCTTTGCTGACTTGGAAAAAGAGACCTTGTATAGCAGGGTAAAATCAACCAATTATCCGTTATGTACTGATTATTTCGACGGCTTAACAATTACTTCCTGCGACTATAAAGAGGTGTTTGAGAGGTATAAAGACGTGCCAAACGTGGTATTCCTTGTCGATCCTCCATATCTGAGCACAGACAGTAAAACTTATAGAATGTACTGGAAGCTGTCTGATTATCTCGATGTACTGACTATCCTCGCTGGTCATCGCTTCATCTATTTTACCTCGAATAAGTCGTCAATAGTAGAGCTTTGCGAATGGATAGGCAAGAATAGACTCATCGGCAACCCCTTTGAGAACTGTCATCGTAGAGAATTCAATGCACGCATGAATTACAGTACGTCCTATACGGATATAATGCTTTACACAGATGCCGTTTAA